TGGACAAGAGCGGAAGCTGCAGAAAATGAATTTTTACCTATTAAATTACCTTGGTATGTTCACCCAGAAAGAGATGATGCTTGGAGAAAAAGACAAGATGAATTACTAGGTGATCCTAGAATGGCAGCTCAGGAATGTGACTGCGATTTTAGTACCTCAGGTGATATTGTATTTTATCCTGAATATATAGAATACTATGACAAAACCTATATTAAGGATCCTTTAGAAAGAAGAGGAGCAGATCAAAATTTATGGGTTTGGGAATCCCCAGATTATAGTAGATCTTATATGGTAGTAGCGGATGTAGCTAGAGGTGATGGTAAAGATTATTCTGCGTGTCATGTAATTGATATAGAAAATAATGTACAGGTTGCAGAATATAAGGGTCAAATAGGAACTAAGGAATATGGGCATTTATTAGTTGGTTTAGCTACAGAATATAATGAAGCATTACTAGTAGTTGAAAATGCTAATATTGGATGGGCAACTATTCAAGTTTGTATAGATAGAGCTTATCCTAATTTATATTATTCCCCTAAAACAGAAGGTAATGCTAATACTTATTTTGATAAGTATATGGATACATCTAGAATGACAGCTGGATTCACTATGTCGTCTAGAACAAGACCTATGGTAGTAGGTAAATTTCAAGAATATTTAAGTGATAAAGGTGTTACATTTCAATCTAAACGTTTATTAGAAGAAATGAGAACTTTTATTTGGAAAAATGGTAGACCAGAAGCCCAAGGTGGTTATAATGATGATTTAGTAATGGCTTTTGGAATTGCAATGTATATCAGAGATACAGCTTTAAAGTATAGACAAAGGGGTATTGATATAACAAAAAATGCTTTAAATAATATTAAAGTTAATAGATCTTCCTATCAGGGTGGATATTTTTCAACGGGAGTTGATAATCCTTACCATATGAAAACTAAAGATGGTAAAGAGAATATTGATTGGCTCCTTAAATAATATTTATAACAATAAAATAAATTATGGCTGATAAAAGCGTATTTAGTAGATTAAGAAGATTATTTTCAACAGACGTAGTTATTCGTAATGTTGGTGGGAACCAATTGAAAATAATTGATAGTGGTAAAATTCAATCAATGGGAGAAATTGAAACTAATTCTCTAATTGATAGATATAATAGAATTTATTCCTCAACTAGCCCTTCTTCACTTTATGGGGCTCAATTTAATGTAAATTATCAATACTTAAGACCTATATTATATTCCGAATATGATGTAATGGACCAAGATGCTATTATAGCATCAGCGTTAGATGTTTTATCTGATGAATCTACATTAAAAAATGATATGGGAGAAGTACTTCAAATTAGAAGTTCAAATGAAGATATACAAAAAATATTATATAATTTATTTTATGATGTTTTAAACATTGAGTTTAATCTTTGGATGTGGATTAGACAAATGTGTAAATATGGTGATTTTTTCTTAAAATTGGAAATTGCTGAAAAATTTGGTGTTTATAATGTAATACCTTATACTGCATTTCATATTGAAAGACAAGAAGCTTTTGATGACAAAAACCCTAATGCAATAAGATATAAATATGCTCCCGATGGTTTAGTTAGTTTAAGTTCTGGATACTACCCAGTACCTGGACAAGCTGCGGGATCAATGGAAGATAGCAGTGGTATTTATTTTGATAATTATGAAATGGCTCATTT